GTTTTGAAGTAGAAAGGCATTGACCTGCTTCTCCAAGGGCAGTGCTTGAACATGAGGGGGAAACTTGGCGATAGCTGTATTGAAGTTGGAAAGGATGCTGCGTTCCACGAGCAACTTGATAATGAGGTGGTGAAGCGCCTCGTCCTGAACCTCAGGGTCTTTGGAAACCAGTCGGGGAGTAACTGTGGTTTGCAACATCTTTGACCAATCCATGGCGGGGTCTACTGGTAGCCCTGCGGCACGAATGTACTCTTTGACATAGAGGTCAAAGTCTTTGTTATAGGCAACAACCCAACGCATCCATGATGCGAAGCGTGCGAGGGCTGGGCTGATGGGACGGAGGTTAACCGGGGTGGGTACACTTGTACCTTGCAGGTTAGCTAGACGGATATGTGTTTCTCCACCACATGCGATTTTAGACATGCAGCGATATACCCCACCGTCGATGGTGTGAACGATAGAACCAGCACGAATAAGAGAGGAGAACTTAGAGTTTGGCATATTCCCAATCTTTCTCTCGAAACTTCTTACCCTGACGTATAGCAAATGAGAGGTTACTCCCCTTTTTCAGCCCAAATGAAGCCACGGCCAAGTTAACCGAATCAAACGTCTCTCCCGTGTTGATGCATCTAACTTTTCTACTTCGAGGAGATGCTAACCCTGTTTTTGTAGCCTGTAGCTTTGACTGGTCTGCTCTACGTTGGGGTGTCCACCATTCCTGATGACTTCGGGTCTGTAAAGCACAATAATCGGGGTCGCTCCAGAATCTCTTTGAGTGACCCGATTTCCACTTTTTCCACTCTTCAGGCATTTTGAAACCAGAAGTGCCCTCGCCACCAATAGTCATGTTGTAACCCAACACAGGATTATTGGACTGATACAGAGATATGTACTTCTTCTCCATATCAGCGAGTTCTTCACCTGTCCCCGCCCTATCTATGACTTCCACTTTGAATGCGTCAAAACCATACTTACGCAAGGCTCTGTGAAAATAGTAAGGGCTACCCTTCTTGGCGGCAGACTTATGCAGCCGCCAACGATGGTCAACAGTAGGGTGACTCCATTTACCTATGTAAACTTTGTCATTTACCGTATTTGTCACACGGTAGATAAGCATTTACATGGGCCTTCAGTCTTGGATGGGGTCATTTTCTGCGAAGTCGGACTTAGAGTCTTCCGCCATAACCGACTTCAAGGTTTCAAGGTAGGATTGGTGGTCTTCGAAGGCTTGTGGTGCGTTAATAATTCCCTTGTCATCCGCCGCTGCGACCTTGATACCAGCCTTGGTGAGTTCTGAAGCGAAGAGTGAGTTCATCGCATCAGCGTCGATTTTTGCAATTTTGTTAGCCATTTGGGGTTCTCCTATTTGAACCTACATACAGAGAGAATGATATTCAGTTTTTACGTTACAGTGACTGTTTCTATTGAAGACATAACCCCCCCAGCTAAGGTCTCTGCCAGCATGAGGATGTTTGTTGTCACAGAAAAACCTGAGGTGATTGTGTATGACCCTGAACTCAAACTAGTGGTTATAACCCCCGAGGAGAAAGGAAGGTCAACTCCGTTATTCGCAAGAAACTGAATAGAAAGCGCATTTGTTGTAGTCCAAGTGAGAACTATCTCAGTGGCAGAGGCAACGGGGTTGGGGGCTATAGTGAAGCTGAGGGTTGTTGAAGGAGGAAGGACATCTCCACTGGAACTATAACTACCTAAAAGAGCAAACCCCGGCAACACTTGCGATGACTGGAAGGGTGGGTTAGGCATGTGATGTATGACCTGAACTACGCCCTGCAAATTGATGCTCTGATTCATGTAAAGTAGGTAACGAACATTATTGGTATGCGTGCTATTATTGTCGAACGTGAAGCTACTTATAGGGATCAATGCCCCATCCACATAGACTTCCAAATCTCGACGCGGGTCAAATGAGACCAGCGGTCCTGCTTGCGTAAACGGACCAGTGTAAGTTCCTAAAATCCATTGAATCCTATTAGGGTAAGGAGCATTAGTTTCAACACGCATATTAGACATCGGTGCCCTCCGCCACAGCATCCAATAAAGAAGCTTCTAGTGAAGTCTGCTTCCTTCGTTTTTTCATGTCGTCAAGGAATTGCTTTGTTCTCTCAGTAGACCTCTCCACCTTCTCACGAGTAGCATCCAATGCTTCGATCAATTCTTCATCCGTTGGTACCTTGTGCCCATGATCCTGCTTCTCTTCCTCAGCTTCATACGGTAGCCCTTTATGCAAGTGGGGCTGGTGTTTAATCTTCTTGTGTTGTTCCTCACGAAGCTTCTGCTCTTCATTCTCAGTGAGGGCGGTCAAGTCTTCCTCATCCTCCGGCTCCTCCTTAGTGATGTCCTCGTACTTAGTGGTTTCTACCACGGGAATATCTGTAGCGGGTTCATCACGGCTAACAACATCCGGGGCATCCTCAGTCTCTTTCTGTTTGACCTTATCGAGAGTTTTGTCGCCTTCCTGTTGCTGACGAAGAGCATCGAGCAGCTTACGCTGAATCTCCTTATTCTTCATCTTGCGGATGCGTTTTATTTCCTGACGCTTTTTCATTTCATCCTGACGTTTCTTCAGGCGGTCGGGACTTTCAGGAGTTTCCTTCTGTTTCAACTGCTCCTTGTTTTTACGGACTTCTATCTCACGAACGATGTTGATGATGTTGTGCTGGACAGAGGGGATAATCCTTTCTAGGACAGCCTTGCAGTGCTTGCAGATAACGAAGTTGCCACGCAGGTCGAGGCGCTCAGTTGGAGCTACAAGTTCCGGGCGAGGCTTGCCGAGAAGGCCATCACGCTGGTGCAGGTTCCACTGAGCCCCCCAGTAGAGAAACGCAGGGCATGAACAGTTCAATTGCACATCGAGGTCATTGGCGTTCTGTGTATCCTGAACTTGAGACACATCGAACTTGACACGCACGTCGTGCCCTTCCGGGGAGGAGTACGACTCGCGACACTTCACATTGTAATGAAGAAACAGTTCCTTGGGGTTTGAATCGAGGAGAGTAGCATCGCAGGATGGACGACGCTTCACACTAAAACTGTTGGTCTGGCTAACCAATTCAGGAACTGAAATAGCTACTTTGGTGTGAGGGGCAGACAGGGAGCCCAAACGAATCGTAAGGAAGCCGACCTTCTTACCGACAGGCATGTATGCCTGAATGTCTTTGTCGCCACGGAACGATGCAGCCATCGCCCGATGATTGCCGTCCAGAATGTTATATCTGCTGTCAAGAACAATCGGAGGGAAGGGGGTTTTCAATTCAGCGTAGTCTTCTGCCAGCATCTCATCTGTACCACTGGGAACTGTGTTGATGAGCTTACTCAGAGGCACGCGGACAAGCTTGAAGCTGCCACTAATGAAAACAGGATTGTCCCAATCGGTATCCATATACTCCAGTTCATCCGGATGGACACGACCGAAATGGAGTTTAGTCATGTATTTCTTAAGCCACTCTGCGGTAACCTGTGATGGATACGATTTCGCCATTGAACCTAAAACGCCTCTATCTAGGAAGACCATAGCTCGAAAGGTACTCCCGTGCTTTGTTCTCCCAATCATCTACTGTTTCTAGTCGCTCAAGAGCCGAGTTACAGCGGCCACAAAGAAGCCCCCGTATGCATTTCCCGCAGGACGCGAGACAAGATTACCTACCCTTTTGGTTATATGGTTTTGACGAGAGGTTCATCCGCTTCAATCTTTTCCACCTTTGATGGCTCTAACTCTGACTTAACCTCCGGCTTTACAACCGGAGCCGCTTTCTTGGGCTCTGCGGTGCGTACAGGGGGCTTCTCAGGTATTGGGAGGGGCTCAGGAGCCGCGACTACCGCAGGAAGCACCTCGGCCTTGATAGGCTCAATGAATTTGTTCTTCAGGAAAGCGTCGATTCCGATGGAAGTTTGCTTAACCACCTTCACAATCTGCCCATTACGGTACACGGTCAGGCGGTTCTGGTTCGCCACATCATGCACCAATAAATCACCGGGGCGAATGTAGAACTCAAAGTCCACGAAGTTGATCGTAGTTTTAGCTAGGTAAGATTTTATCATGGGCTACAGACGCGCCTCCTCAGACACTAATACTCAATAAAGGGGCAGATATTGGGTAACTTACAAGGGAAGAGAATACCGTTTCTTTCCACTGTCCCAAATCCGATACCAACCATTTGTTTTTGCTTCTTCCCTTTCATCCATACCCGCTTTAACTCGTAGGGCATACTTGGACACACGACGACCGTTACGTGTATACCCATAGTCAGGAGGCAGATGTTGCTCCAACACAAACCCCTGTTTAGAGTACATATCTCCCTGATGCCATCTATTATCGCTGAATGTAACAATGCGCCTAAACCCTAAATTACGCAAAATCGGCTTAGCCAGATTCAAGGCGCTTTCGTGTGGGTTCCAAGCTCTATACTCGTGATTCCAACAAGCCCTATGCCATAACACAGTGCCCTCTTCCCTCTTCATAAATACCCACGCCCCTATCACTTCTCGTGATGTCGGATGTCGTGCAACCACGATTGTCGAACCTCCGGCTGACCCCAAATAGTGATGTTTATCCAAAAAATCAGTCACTTCAAAAGAAGTGGTCTCTATCGAGAAAACGGGTTTAACCCTCTTCCCTTTCACTCCTGATAACATACGCAAATATTGAGTTACAACCCCCCTGCGGTCTCTCCATTCATCCTCGTACACTTGAAAGAGGCGTATGTTATTAGTCATACACAGTTTGTACTTTTCGTAGTCCAGTCTTTTTCTATATCTTTCTGAATGCCACACGAGCCCGTGATACTCAATGGCGGTCAAAATAGAAGGAATCCAAATATCTACGGACATCCGGGTCGAGATGTTAAGTTGAGACAAACTAACATTGAATTGAGCGTCGGGAAACAGGGTTAAAACTTCCTGATAAATCTCTCCCGCTGGTGAGTTTTCTGAAACACCCATCTGAGCGCAACCACATGAATTGGTCGATCCCTGTACAAGTGAATCCCCGTATACCTTATGGACGCTTCCACAGTCACATTTACAGAACCACCTATACTTACCCCCTTGTCCAATGTCAGCAACGTGTGTAACTTCAAGCAGCCCGAACCGTTTACCTTTCAAATCTACAAAATTAGCTTGACTTGTTCGTTCCCGCATCAAACAACCACAAGAACTTGTGTGACCACTTAATAAATGACAAGCAGCAACTACACTGAAGGTCTCGCAAGCGCAGATACATTTCCAAAACTTCCTACCTTTAGATTCTGTGTGATCTAAAGACACCACAGTGAGGCGTCCGAATTTTCTCCCTAACAAATCTACCTGACGCCTTGCACGAGACACTTCCTTGTTTCTACAACCGCAAGAGGTGGTTCTACCGGCAAGTACACTAGAAAAGGCGATTTCTTTGGTGTTCCCACAATCACATAAAAACCTAAATTTCTTTAATGTCTGATTGAATTGTTCAGGAAGCACTTGGGCAGGATCAAGACGAAGCCTACTCCATTTTTGTTCCAGCCAATATTGATAGGGTTTCATGGTTTCAATCATCTAATACTAAAAAAGCGGTGACTTTCGTCACCGCTTTTTGTTAAATCAATGGAACTAACTGCTTAGTTCTCACCAATGTTGGATGCGGAGTTGTAACGACCAGTGACGGTCAAACGCTGCACACCTGACGGGTTAAACACGAGGAAGCCCAAGTTCTCGAAGATCGAGAAGCCAATCTGACGGAGGTCAGGACGGTCGGCGCTCATGACGGTCAGCGGGATACGCTCAGGGATAACGCCAAGGAACTCTGCGTCGGCCAAGATGTATACGCAACCGTAACCAATCTTACGGGACTGGAGCAATGTTGCGCCCCACAGGTAACCCATAACACCAGTCTTGAGCAGCTTACGCTGGGTTTCGCGGTCGATGTTCTGCTGCGTCCACTTCAACAAGTCCGTATAATCGCGGGGGTTGAAGAACAGGAAAGCAACCGACAAGTCGTGACGCTGAACCTGACCGAAACCATCAGCAAGGCTGTTGATGTCGATAGGAGCAGAAATCGCGATGTCTACGTTGTAGACTGGGTCGCTGGTGGTCTTACTAGCAGCAGCCGCAGCAACAGCGTCGAACAGGGTGAAGACGTAGCCGTCTTCGGCAGCGCCCACTTCGGCCTTCGCGAGGTTCAAAGAACGGGCGACCAAATCGAAGCGGCGTTCCTTAATCTGCGTGATCGGAATCATGGGGTTGGATACGATTTCGAAAGTCGGAACCGTAACACGCTTTGGCTTTGTTACACGGACGATGTCGCCGCCTTCTTCACCAACGACGAAGGCTTCAACGAATGAGCCACCGGGGGTCGAGCCCACGGTCATGGCAGCAGTGTCAAATTCCTTATCGTAGATGGGCAGGGCTCCATCGGGTAGAGTTTCAACCATCAACGCCTTACGAGCAATGCTCATATAGTCGCGACGACGGCGCAATGACGGTCCGAGAGAAGCAGCGAGCTTCTGACGACCACCGGCTGTCTTAAGCAGTTGACCAAGCATTGCAGTCTGCTGCTGTGTGCGAGATAGGTTTGCCATATTCTTTTTCCTTTTCTCTCTTAGAGCAGTGACGCAACACCAAGCCAAGGCTCAGCAGTGGTAGGAACGTGGGTGCAGATACCAGCAGCCGGGTTACCGGACACGGTGCCCTTGAGAGCAGACGAGGTATAAAACCCAATGTTCGAGTGAGTGGTGCCGCCGCAGTAGACGTAAGTACCGATGACGAACGTCGCGTTTGCGTCGTAGGCTTCCGAGTTAATGTTGCCCTGCCAGAGAGCGCGGACAATCGGAGCCTTCTTGGAACCCGAAGGGCCAATCGCACCGGAAAACTCGCCGGGGCCATTGATGAGGGTGCCAAATGGAAGATAGGTGTCGGCATCACACGGGGAGATAGCAGCTTCGACCGAGGTGAAGTTTGCAGGAACTGCCAACTTCACGATCTTGCCACCAAGGTACCCAGCAGCCGTCAGCGTTTGCTGGTCGGTACCGGGGTCGCCCGTGAGAACAACGTCAGGAGACCACTGTGAGTCATTCTGACCATAATACTGGAGCTTAAGAGCCATAGTATTGTTTCTCCATGTAGAAGTTTTTATTTGTCACCCCCACCCAATTCTTAGTCGAGGAGACGACCGTGAACTATAGGTGAGGCAGACACTTCGTACATAGAGAGGAATGAGTAGTGTAGAAGTTCATTCACTTGCGATGTATTTTTTCAGCTTAGCTTTTAATTTGAACATAAATTACTAAATTAAAAGCCCCCGGTTTTGGCCGGGGGCTTTTGGTTGTATGTAGTGTAATGTAAGTTAATCCTCATCCCGACCGAACAACGCCTCACCAATATCAAAGCGAGAAGGTTGCTTGTTGTCAGAGGCTGTGGTGGTCTTAATCTTCTTCAACACAGCGGCCTTGGGCTTCTCCAGCTTGTTAGTGCTGTCCTGAGGAGTGCGCTTTGCACCCTGTGTCTCAGGAGTGATGTCCTTGATGGTTTCCGCCCACAGAGTATCTGAATGGTCAGACTCGGTGTCACGGTCATCGCTTGCGGCCTCGTCCTGCTTGAAGTGCTCAGCAGCCTCGCTGAAAGACTCAACAACATCCATACCAGCTACCTGCTCAGCGGTCTTGAAACCGGCGATAAGAGAAGCGAGTGGGTCACCGTCAGCACCCTGCATGGAGAACATGCTATGCATATCGGCCATACCATCGTCATCCAGTGAAGCTTCAAGTGAAGATGCAGCGGATGGTGTAAAGAAGTCGTCCTCTTCACCAGCTTGCTTCTCGTCGCCTTCGTTGGCAAGAGACGCAGCCTTTTCTTCCATGTCGCCCTCATCGAACACCTTGGCGAAGTCTAGCTCATGCTCATGCTCATGCTCGTCGCCATCGCCCTCAAGTCCACCTTCAAGACCTTCCTCTTCACCTTCAAGGTCTTCCAGACCCTCAAAGCCGCTCTCGGAACCGTCAAGCTTAGCAAGGTCAAGCTCTTCGTCACGTTCAACGTTGAGTTCTTCCTCGATAGCGTGGATAGCCTGTTGTGCTTCGTCAATCTTCTCTTCGAGAACCTGCTTCTTTTCATCCGTCAGAATCTCGGTGGCCTCAGCTTCGGGGTTGTCCTCAACAGGGGGTAGTTCACCCATGGGGGATTCCTCAACTGGAGCCTCATCTTCTACTGGAGCATCGTCAACGGGTGCCTCAGCAGGAGCTTCAGGAGCCGGGGCTCCGCCTTCAGCCGGTGGGAATTCGGCCTTCTTCACGCCAGCCTTCTTACCCTTGCAGTCCTTGTTGGTGCAGCCAGTGCAATCCTTGCCAACGCAAGCCTTCTTGGCACCAGCGTTCTTGCCATCAGACAGGTTCTGAGTCTGACCGGGCTTCTCGCCAGCATCTGGACGATCACCAGCCTTGGAAGCGTCGATTTGCTTTGGCTCAGAGTTGTGACGGCCATCATCGTACTTGTCAGGCTGAGGGCCGGATTCCTTGCGGTCATCGGCTACCTTGCCAGCGGACTTGGCATCACCCTTCAATTCGCTCTCGACTGACTTCTTCTCAGCGTTGAGAACAGACGGGTCTTCCAACAGATCGTTCAACTCAACCTTGTGAACTTCCTTGAAAGTCTCAGCAAGCTTGGTGTTGTGGGCATTGATAGCAGTCTGACGAAGTGCCGCCGTGAGCACTTGCGTAGAGTTGGTTAGGAGAGAAGCTGCGAAAGCCTTCTTCACCGCGTCCGGAGCCGTGGGGAGCATTGTCTTGGCGATAGTCCACGCGGATGCCACACGGGTCTTGGCCTCCTTAGTAATCGCCTCCCGCTTGTTCTTAGCCTCGGCAAGCTTCTCCTTCAATGAGGATGTGGGCTTGGTAGGTTGATTTGCCATGTGAGTATCGCCTTTCTTCAAGTCAGAGGGATTTTTAGACCCCTTCTTATCTTGGAGTCCATAGTTAGTTTTTTCGTTGATTTTTGAGTTTTTAGTGCTTGCCATCGGTGGAGCAAGAGGTTCTGGTTCAGCCGGGGGAGCGTCAGGTGCCGCTTCGGGCGTTGGCTCTATGGCTGGTTCATCAAGTGATGGCTCGATAGACGCATCTGCCGGAATATCAGGAGTTGGAGGAAGAAGGGGAGCGTCCGGTATCTCAGGTGAGAGAGGGGCCGAAGGAAGCGAGGGTGCTCCCAATGGATCAGATGATGCTCCGTCCGCAATGTTCGAAAACTGTTGGTCGAGAGAGTTTAGCTCGGATTGGAT